GATGCTCTCTGGCTCTCTTGAGCCGGTTCTCATGGTTACCCAGAGTGAACACCATCTTGGGCTTGTAGCTGCGTATCTTACGAAAGCCCGCCGTGAAGTCGTTCATAGCGTCGCAGCCGGACTCGAAGTCCTCGTCTAGGTCTTTATCTTCCCAGCCTACGCAGCCGGGCTTGTCAAACGTGCTGAGCGATGGCATGTCCCACCAATCGCCGATCATCACGATGACATCTGGCCGTTTCTCGGCGACATATTCGCCAGCGGCTTTGATGTGGTCTGTATTGACACCGGCACGAACCTGCGTGTCTGGAATGAATAAGTGCCTCATAATCGCGCTACCTTTTTTGGAATAGTGCCCGATTATAACATTTTTTGAGACCTAGCGCGTCTTTTTTGCCTTTTTATTAGCACTTGCTGCCTGCTTCTTGGGCTTAGACGGCTTCGGCGGTCTTCCTACCTTTGTTCCGTAAGTTCCTGGTCCTTTTGGCATGTTGAACTCCTATTTTGTGACAGGGCCAACGTACTCGAAATGCACGAGGTCGTTGAATGTTTGATCTTGAAAATCGTTGTCGCCATCCCAATCACCACCCCAGCGTATCCTATGTCCAAGCCGGTAGCCGATTCCTTTGACAAGTCCGGCAAAGTAATAAAATCTCTTAGTATCGTTCCAATCGATCGGGTACGGCGCGGCATCTACAGCGTCTGACGGCGCGTCGTTGTGCGCGCTGTTAGGCCATTGGACCTTGCTACGTCCGGTCCGAAAGTGCTCGTTCTGCACCAGCGCTGACCGCCGCCCCTCGATGATCGTGTGGTCTATCTGTTCGATGACCGCTGTAAACGTCTGCACGAGAGCATCGCAGCATGTCGCGAGCCGCTGCGCGCTGTTATTGCTGTAGTAGTAGTTCAAAGGAAGAGCGCCTGTAGAGATTTAGGTGAGTTCTCCGACACGATCGAAGCCAAGCCTTGAGCCAGCTTCGTGATGATAGCTTCTTCGGTCTTGTCCGAGTACCCGATGCTCATCTCTAGCCAAACGGCGTGCATCAGCTCATGTATCACTGTTTCGCGCCGTTCGGCTTCGGAGAGGTCGTCACATATCAAGATCCGCTTGTTAGCCATTGTAACGCCGATGCACGAGAAGCCGCGAAGTATCTCGCTGTCGAACTGCTCAACAGTCCACGGCTTCCCGACGATCTGTAGCTTCACTTATTTATACCACGCAGAAAAAAACGCGATAAGCGCGAGCCACCCTCCAGCAAGTCCACCGTAAACTATCACTGCTTTCTGTTCGAGCAGAGCGACGCGAGTCTTCAGACCCTTCGCGCCTGTCGCATTGTCGCCTTCAAGCAGCGTTTTGCAATCGGATTGTATCGTCGCCATCGAGTCGAACTTAGTCTCTAGACGCTCTAAGTGACGGACGATTGTGATGTGGTCAGGCTGACTCGGCATGTGCTCGACCCATTTTGTTAGCGATTGTTGATGTACATTGTCACTTCAAACCCGAAGCGAATATCTTCGAAAGATGGTGTTTCCCATTGCATGTCATCTGCTCCGCTGAGTTGTGTTTGCGATAAGGCTCGCATTATACAGCCACGATACAGGATATTCTATCCGTCTTCTAGAATCAGCCAGTATTCTAGAAGCTATTTTACATCCCCGCATTGACCCCAAGCAGATAGCACAGCGAGCTGTCCAGTCGTGTGTAGTACTTAGCAACAGATGTTTTTGTGTGTTTAGCCCTAGTCTGCGGCGTGCCGCGCACGATAAACTCAGCAACAATGAACGGTCGCAGCTCGCTCGGCATCGCCACGATTATTGCCTCAAGCGACTCTTCGTATGCATGAGTCTCGACCGGTCGGTAACCTTGGCCGCGCGGCACTGAGCCGCCGTACATCATCGCAGAGTGCTCGACAGTTTTGGTCGGCCACCCTTGCTCATCCTTCGGTCGCGCCCATCTACCCCAGCGTTCAAGATGTTCTCGCATCTCTAATATTTCGTTTCTAAATTCACTCATGATGCGCAGGTTCCTCCACCACTGATCTCACAGATATCATGCTCTAGATATTCGACGCCTTCCTGCCCCAGCGCCTCACCGTAGGCCACCTGCTCGATAGGCTGACCTCCTCGGCTACCGTCGGGATAACAAGTAAGACCTCGCAGTCCGGGAGCGTACTCAGAGATAATGTTCGCCATCTGCTGCACCTTGTCTGAGTTGTTGTTCGCAGTACCCCACGTCGGCAGATTGAGAGTCGACGATATCGCCATGTCAACATATCTCTGCACAGCGTGCTGAAACCGAATTCTCTTAGCGGGGTCGTTCGCCAAAGTAACCGAGGTCTCGATGGTATCTGGGTCTATGCCGGTGCTCTCGACGATCGTGCGAGCCGTAGTATCCACCACCACCTGATACTTCCAATCGGTCCCATTTGTCAAATACCGCCGTTTGTATGCTGTGTAGATTACAGGCTCGATCCCGCTAGTGGTCGATGCAAGCATACTGATAGACCCTGTCGGCGCTATCGCACGATAAGCGACCGGGTGAGAGCACCCGACCCAATCTGCTTGCTCGTCCGCTGAGACCTTGGATTCGTGCTCGTACACGCTAAGCCATGCGGATAGCTCCTCGGTCATTGAGTAGTCATAGCCTCGCGCTAACAGCCATTCGTGCAGACCCATAATGCCCAGCCCGAGTCGCCTGTTCAGAGCGCGCACATCATGCACTTTTTGGTACGGTAGGTCGGCGCGCAGCGTGCCGCACAGCAAGAATTTCGACACCAGCGCCGTCACATCCTTCAGCTCGCCGATGCTCTTGATCTCAGCAAAGTTCAGCGAAGCTAGATTGCAGACATCGCTATCATCGGCGCTGACGACCTCGCAGCATGCGTTGCGCAGTGTCTCGTTACTCTGATGTCCGAAGTTAAACGAGAACCCCGGCTCACCGGTTCGCATCGCTTGCTCGACGTTCGCCAAAAATGTTGGATGCTCTGCTCGGTTCGGCATATCGAGCCACTCGTCCGAATAGTTCAGTGAGATGTTAGTGTGGTCCAACGGCGCGTGCGAATTGAAGTCAGCCGCCTTTCGGGCCACCGTGTCAGCGTCCCAGTTCTTGACCGTCAAGAATTCAGCCGCATCGCCATGGTCCCACGCCAGCGAGGCGTATATCGCACTGCGACGTGAGCCGCCCTGCATCACGTTGCGCCCAACGTTATTAATCGAATCCATGAGCGGTATAGGGCCAGACGCCGTGCCACCTGTGGAGCGCAGCTCCGCACCACGCGGTCGTAGAATGCTATAATCGACACCGATACCACCGCCCGACATGAGGCAGTCTGATGCTCTATGTATCACATTTCCCCACTCTTCACGGGTGTCGGCCTCGGCTGAGAGCAAATAACAGTTGTTCCAGAAATGCGACTGTCGACCGGCATAATAGAGATAGCGACCGCCCGCTATCGCTTTGCGCGAGTAGAACATCTCCACCAGCTCCGCTCTATCGCCTGCGCTCATCAGCGGGTCGGCACCACCGGCTACATCGTCCACGAGCCGAGTACATAGCTTGTGCCATGTGTCACCGCCGCCGTGGCTGTACTTGATGTTGAATATCGACTCAGCTAGCTCCGACCTAAAATTATTTTCCCTACTCATCCTGCTCTGCCTCCGGCTCTTCGATTGTTTCGAGTGTCACCCGCATGCGTCCGCCGGACTCATAACCGGCGCGGCAGATAGACAGCTTATTGATTTGATTGTCATTAACAAACACGTTCGCCGCCTCAAGCGCATCAAGCAACGGCTTGATGAGGTTGTCAATATCGCGTCGACGCTTGTCCGGCTCGAACAGCTCTATAGACACAGACAGCTTGTCGACAAGACCTAGATCTTGATTAGCCCCCGCCACTTGCGTCACAACATGCTCGCGGAACAAACGTCCGGGCTTCGAGAGCGCAATACCACGCATTGTCCGGATGTACGCCACGTTAGCCGAGGTTCCCCACGGCAGGTCAATAGATATATTCACGCGACCCCAGCTCCTCTGTAGTTAGATATCTTACCATACGGACCAGCCCCTAACGCAACATATTCTTGCTCCGCCGATTGCTCTATCTCTATCCGTTTTTCTAGCGCATGTATAGCTTTCCGCAGGTCCGTAATGCCACCCTTGTCCCGCCACCGAGTGATATACTTGACCACGCAGCCCTCTAAATACGGCATGTTATGAGACTCGATGTAGTCCCAAGGCTGGATGCCGCCCACCATGTAATGTGTACCGTCAACCTGTCTATCGTTCGCATTCATGTCTGATATACTCCCTAACACGCCCTGAGGCCTCGCATGAGGCCCGTGACGATGTTTTAATGAACCACCTATGTGGTAGCCGCACTAAGGTACTTTAACGCCTTAGAACAGCTTAGTAAGGTCTGGGTTTTTCCGTCGCTCTTCGGTTTTAGCGATGTACTCGTCAACCGATGCCGCATATTCGGTTACCGACTTATCGAGGAATTCTCTCAGAGCGTCGGCCGTGCGCGTTATTTCGTATTGCAGAGTTGCCTCGTCGGCTCCGTCGTCGACCGCATGCAGCTCGTCGGTTATCCGCATTAGCTCGTCAAACATATCGTCTGTAAAAATGAAATTCATCATGTCTGCTACCTCTTCTTACCCTTGAGTTGAAGGGCCGTCCGTGGCCCAGTTGGTTTAACCGTTGATGCTGCGAACAATCTCTCTGATTTTCTCTTGGTTCTTTTTGCCGTAGAGATGACTCCAGCTACACGGCGTACCGTCGCGGTTGAATTCATCGGTC